CCGTGCGGCTTTGACAGCTTCAGCCTTCGCCGCATCAAGGTCAATACCTTGAGTTTCAATATTATCAGACATTTTTATCTCCTTAACATCTGAGGGTTGCAAAGGTTCGGAAACTGACCGCCCTACCCCAGTCTGACTTGACCTGTCGCTTGGGATACTAACGATGCTGATTTCCATAGGCGTAGTGGCCACGCGAACAATATCGTCCGCATCGCCTTCACGCTCTACGCGACCATCAATACGATAGCCGACTGAAATGTTCGCTCTGATTCCATCGCGAACATCGTCAAAGACTTCTGAGGCCATTGCGCTTCTTCCAAAGCGAACAATTGCACGGAGACTACGTGCTTCCTCATCCATCTCAACTCTCTCAACCACGCCGATTTGCTTTGTCATATCATGGTCAAGCAAAAGTGGTGCGCGGCCTGAATTTAAAAACTCTAGGTTCATGCTTTCTCGTGAATGGTCTATTACTTCCATTCCGAAATCGCGCTCGACAGGTTCTTCACTAGAAACCCCGACGCGAACCATTCTAGTTTCCTCATCGATAAAACGCTCATCTTCAAAGCGATGTGAACGCTTGACCATATCTGTGCGGTCTAGCCGTTCCATATCTTTTTCATCATCGCCCTTTTCTTCATCTTCGTCGTGATAAGGACGCTCCTCAGTCTCTGGCATAGACTTGCCAAAGGTGATGATGTAAGCGTCTTCCGTCTCCTCGACGTTCTGAATATGCCGTTTTTCAATAGTATCCATATCTTTTTCCTCATCCTTTGTTGACAGAGGGTGACCTGATGGTAGCAAATCTGTATCGTGTTTGCCACCCTGAAATCTTCCAGTGCGCAAAACAAACAAAAATGAATTTACGCGAGCCATTGCCCACTGCTGTGGCGATGAGACATTTGGCCTTGAAATTCCAGCCCCAGCCGCCGCGCCCATACCTCGGTCATAAACAGTCCCAAGAGTTCCTGCTGTGGTTCGCTTGCTTGCAACGTTATTGACTTCTTCGTTATGTTCTTCAGCTTTTTTACGCAACGACTTCTGTGTTTCGTCTGGCAAATCACTTAAGGCACGGTCTTCATCTTTTTTGCCTTCAAGTTTTTTTATCAACTCAAGCATCGCGTCTTTCATGCGCTGTTCGCCAAGTGTGCCAATCACACCCCACTTCATCTGAGCAACTACGCCGCCGATATTAGACTTGTTTGGCTGTAAATCGGCATCCTTAAACTGTGCGCCATCTTCAAAATGTCGAGCCGCCCAAGCCTCGCGCTCTTTTATCCAGTCAATAGTGCCTTGTGTATCCTCACCATCTCTCGCTTTAGTCCAAAAGTTAAAAGCCTCGTTGCCTCTGATGTTACCGCCTGTGCGCCAGACCGCTTTATTATTCTCCTTAACGCCTTTAGCAAAGTCATAATCGAACTGCGGATAATTACTATTCCGCAAGCTGATTTTTTTATCTTCACCTTTTACTGGAAAATCAGTCGCCATCTTCAAATCCATCTACATCAGGCTCGGCAGGGAACTTAGCACCAAACGGCTCAAAAGCCATCTTCAATCCATAGCGTTCTGCCATCTCTTTGTCGGATTGTATTTGCGAAAATACATCCTCAACATCACGACCATAATTAGCCGCGACATCTGAGAGGCTGACCATGCCATTTGATACTGCTTGAATGTTTGCGTTTATCTCGCGCTGTGGGTCAACCCATGCAAAGCCACGACCACGGAACACAACATTATCAGCGAACTTATCATACTTATCAATCGGCAACGGAACATCGCCAGCAGTCATCGTGTTTTCAAGCCATGCCTGAAACACTGGCTCGCAAAAATGCTGAATCAAAAACGACTGAAGCATTTTGTAGTGGTCACGCTCCTCAATCGTGCCTTGTCTAATTGATGAATAGCTAACGCCAGTCAAATCGTTTGAAAGGCTTGTATAGCTAACATTCAATCCAGATGCGATGCCTCGCAAGATTGCTGTTTGAAAACCTTCAAAAGTTGTGGTCGGATGATTCGGGTCAATAAGTTTTAAATCTTGACCTTGTGGTAACTGAAATATAGACGCTGGCTCAAAATCAACAACAGGCACATCTTGTTCAGTTTCATCATCGCCAACAAAGTCCTCACCGCTTGGAGAAGTCAACACAGCAAACTTAGAGGCGGCGGCTCTAGCCGCAACAAGACTAGCCTCGGCAAAGCCATCAAGCATTTTTAACCCTGTTATGGCTGGCGACATAAACGGCTCGCCACGTGTTTGGTGTGTCCTTGTCGGCATAAACAAATGGATAACCTCTTCAGCCGGAACTCGAACATGCTCTCTCGCTCTCGGCGTTGTGAAGAAGCTATCATTAGGATGGCTAGTTAAAACATAATAAGCCACTGGTCTGTGAAAATCATCTAACTCAACGCCCATACGGATTTCATTATTGTTTTTTTCATTGCGACCATTCTTCTGGTCATCAATCAAATCAGCCTCAATAAACTGCAACGTAAAATTATTTTTAAACCGTCGGTTTCTTATTTTTTTTATAAAGACTTCACCATCTCGCGCCAAAGTTTCGGCGGCGATACGCTGACAATCCAGCCAGCTTAATCTGCCAGTTACATCTGCATTACCGACTTTGCCCCACGCTGTAAATGCGTTTTCAATGATTGCGTTTCCAGAGGCATCAAGGCTTCTATCCTCATTCCGTGCGCGCACCTGCGTATTAAAACCTTTTTCACCAACCACGTTTGTTTTGATTAGGTTTAAAAATCTTTTTGCATATTCATTATTTCTTGCAAGGTCGCGGCTTCTGTTTCTTAAAACAGGCAAAGCGTTTTTTAATTCGCTATCCGATGAAAAACTGCTTGCTACAAAATCGCCATAGAGCCTGCCAGAGTTTGCGCCAGCATAGTTGCGATACAGATTTTTATACTTTACCTGTTTTGGCTTTTCTGAACGAGCGAGAAAATCTAAAATGCCCATGATTAAAACCTTCCAAGAATTGTTGATTTAGTTTTGCGACCATGAGTGATTTTTTCTTTTTTCTTTAATTCATTTACCTCACGCCGATAGTAATCACGCCACTGCAATAATTCATCGATGCCCAGTTTTGTTAATGAACGTCCAGCGATTGAGTAACTTGAAACATCAGTATCGGCTTTGCCTTCCAAAATAGATTGTATTTTTCCAAGCATAATTTCAGCGTGATGGCGGGGGTCAACATTGTTATCATAATCTGTTGAAACTTTGATTTGACCACGGTCAACAACGATGCGCTCGTTGTCGCTGTTTCTTTCAATCTCTATCTGATAGTGATAATCACCGACTGTATAATTTGCGCTAGTCGCAGACGCAACAGAAAACAAATAATCATCATCTGATGCGCTTGCTGTTATTGTTATCTCTGTGTTACCGCCAGTTGATATTCTAGCAACCAGCCGCATCGTGAATAATGAGTTTGAATAATCTTGTGAGAAGTCGGTAATCTTAAACTGAATAAAATCACCGATAAAGACTTCTTCAGGAACACCGACTGGTGCATTTGCGGCATCAAATAAATTAGGCACGACAAGCACCTCCAGTAAAAAAACTTTGCTTTCTGTCTCGCGCTTTCACTCGTTTGGAATGTCTGCCTTTACGTCTTACCTTGAGTTTATCACGAACCGTATAGACTTTAAACTTCTGCGCCACTATCGCCAACCCTGCACAAAATTGCCAGATTTCCGAGGCGTTTGCCGCCTTTTCGGTCTAGCTTTTTCAATATCGACATCCTTTACGCCTGATTTACCAGACTTCTGTGCAAGCATATTAACTGATATTCCTAATATATTCAATGCCGCGAGAGCATATACTCTACAGTCAAGTGCCTCATTACGAGGTCGCACCTTTATCCACTCTCTGCGATGGAAGCCTTTGTGGTATTTCTTAACTACTTTTTCAGCCGTTAGCTGTTTAAAATATTCATCTGTGTAATGTTGCGGAAAGTGACAGTACCCTGCGCCCTGCTCTTTAATTTTAAGCCGCGAATAAACAATCTCTTTCGCAGTATCAACGCCGATGCTCCACAACTTACATTTTAAATTATTATTGGTCGATGGTCTGCCGTTCAGAAGTGGCTTGCCTTCTCCACCAATACCCTTGATGGCAAAGATACGTTTACCTAGTCGAGGCTTGCAAAATCTATACACGCTCTGAGTATGGTGACCGCCACTATCAACGCAAGAGCCTTTAATAGTTAGCTCAACACCATCCTCTCTTTCCCAAATCAGAGAAAGATATGCGTCAAGTTCAGCCCATACCCCAGCAGAATTAGGGTCACCGTAAAGCGTTCTATAGTCAACTGACCAGCTTTCTTCATCAACACCAAAACCAACAACCTCAACCTCTAAGCGGTCAGATTGCACATCACAGCCAGCCGTTAAAACGACAACTCCTTCAGGCACTTTTTCGCCGTAATCTTCACGATGGGAAGCAATATCGAAATCATCGACACGCTCACCTTCATCAGTCCACGTTTCACCTAAAAATGCGTTTACAAATACGCGTAATGTCTCAGGAAGTTTTTTGGCTTCGAGAAATTCCCTAACAGCATTTTCAAGACTTGTCCACGGGGAATATAAGCCGGATAGTCGAAAACCCGCCTTCCCGACTACGTCTGGCGCGGTGGCTCGCCAGTGTCCCCTGCGTATTGCCCTATACCGAGCCGCATCATCCCATACTGCACCGCAATGTTCACAGGTATAACAAGCTGTTTCCGGCTTATCTTGTTCCCAGTGAACATTCTTCCACTTTAAGATTTGGTCTTCGCCACACTCAAAGCAAGGGACATGATATTCGCGTTTGTCGGTTTCTTCAAATGCTGATGCAATTCTTGATGAACCTTCATTAGTTGGGGTGCTTACCATAACTGTTTTTTTATTCCAAAATGTCATGGCACGTTTTTTTGCCAATGCAATACTATCACCCTCGCTTGTCACTGTGTATCTGTCCACCTCATCAAATAGTAAAACTCTGATTGGACGCGATGCCAACGATGCGGCTGAGTTAGAGCCGACCAGTGTTATGTGACCGCCCTCAAATGTTTTATGGTAGGTCGTATTATTTGAATCACGACTGCGTGGGTCTTTTACCTTATCAGTCAAGACAGGCGTATCGCGCAACATAGGTGACAGCCTATCTTTACTGAATGTTGCCGCCATATCTAGCGTGGGCTGAATGCACATTATAGGCGATGCATCCTGCGATATATAATATCCGATGGTGTTTAATATTATTTCAGTCTTGCCAACCTGTGCGGACGACATAACCACAACCTCGTCAATCTTTTCATCAGTTATGGCATCCATAATGCCGCGCTGATACTCCGCACGTTCTGTTGACCATGTGCCAGCCTCGGCTGATGCTTCACGGCTTAAGACGCGATACTGGTCAGCCCATTCACTTATTTTTAGTTCGGGCGGCGGTGCTAGAGCCTTCATCGTTTGCGCCGTTATCTGGCTCAACGATGGAGGAACGGATAGGGTTAGCCGTTTTGATTTCGACTGCCGCGAGTTCCGCGAGTGCTTCATTGACGCTTTCCTTCAATATCTTTTTTGCTTCAGTTATATCGTTTGCCGCAAACACTGTGGTCGCCGCCTTAGTCGGGACTGATAATATTCTAGAACGCATATTTGATACCATCACCTCCCACGCATCTTTTACATCCTCAACAGGTATCAAATCGTTTGACATCTGTTCGCGTTCCATCTCAGCCATATCAGCTTTTGCTTTTGTAAGCCTTGCACGATGGGCGGCGTAATCATCACCGCCGACATCACTGTTAACTGCTTTCTGGCGCAGGTAATGAATGTATGCGCGAACAACCGGAACGAGTTCATATCTACCGCGAGCCGCCTTTGGCAACACGCCATCTTTTGCAAGCTGATTAACTCTGCGCTCTGTTAGGTCTAACAGCTTTGCGACAGTTGCAAGTGGGACTGTATTATTTGCCGCCATCGCGCTCCGCTTTCATTTCGTTATATGTTTTGCCTGTCTCTGCATGGACTGCTTCTTTGCCTGTAAAGTCTTGCCAACGATTTACAATTACGTCGACATATTTTTCATCCAGTTCCATCATGCGGCATTGGCGACCTGTTTTTTCACAAGCGATAAGCGTTGAGCCAGAGCCGCCGAAATAATCTAAAACTGTGTTTGTAGCCTTTGTGCTGTTACTTATGGCTCGCTCAGATATTGCAACAGGTTTTTGAGTTGGGTGCATATAGTTTTTGTCTTTTGCAATATTCCATAAATCTGATTCATTTTTTATTGATTGCTCAATAAAACCATCGAATAAAATAAACTCATGCTGATGTCGATACCCCTGCCCTAAACCAAAAACATTTTTAGCCCACACTATACACGCCTTTGGTTTTAGAGCATTTTGGAGTATTCCGTAAAATGCCCAGTTGCAACATATGTAATAAGTATTGGGTTTGTGCGCCTCAAAGCAACTAAGCCACTCTGATATAAAATCCTCAAAATCTTCAGCTTTTAAATTATCGTTTTTAATAACGTCAAATTTACCAGAGCGTCCGTTAAATGATACATTGTAAGGTGGGTCAGTGAAAACCATATCAGCCTTGCCACCATCCATTAATTTCTCAACCGCATCAATGCTAGTGCTATCGCCACACATGAGCCTATGATTGCCAAGCGTCCAGATATCACCCAATACGCTCACTGGCTCATCAGGTAACTCAGGCACATCATCTTCATCAGTAAAGCCTTCCTCTACCGCTTCGATTAACATGCCGTTTAGTTCGTCATCATCAAACCCTGTGAGCAATAAATCATAATCCAGATTATCAAGGTCAGCGAGTTCCAACTTTAATAAATCCAAATCCCACTCGGCCTCTTGGCTGACTCGGTTGTCTGCAATCCGATACGCTTTAACCTGTGCGTCCGTCAAATCTTCAGCAATCTGAACTGGCACTTTATCCATGCCCAGAGTTCTAGCCGCTTCTAAACGTGTATGCCCTGCAATAACCACCATATCTTTATCGACCACGATAGGCTGTTGCCAGCCAAATTCTTTTAAACTCGCGGAAACCTTGGCTATTGCGTCTTTATTTTGCCGAGGATTACGAACGTATGGGATAACTTCTTCAATTTTTACTGTTTTAACTTTCATAGAATAGAAACCTCTTAAAAATTTTCACTCGCTAGATTTATATCGGGTTTTTCC